TGTTAACTTCGAAATCAAGTTTTTCTTGCTCACTTGTGGTTTTGAATTCTCTAAGCTCTTCTACTTCACTAAAACAAGCGTCATAATCTTCTTGCATTTTAAAGATTTTTGCATTAGATTCTCTTACAAAGGATGTCATAAATTTACTAAAAATGCTGGCAAAATCAAAAGTACCTTCGGAAACATCTAAAGCAAAGTTTTCGAAAAGTCTGATAATTTTCTCTCCATATTTATTTTCCATTTCTTGATAAATAGGGGCTTGCAGTTTGCAGAGTTTCAGTACTTTGCTAACAGCCATTTCCATTTTACCTTCTTCTGATTCTTTTATAACTTCTTCCTCTTCTTTTTCTTGAGTAGGAGCATCTTTTTCGGAAGGTTCAGGGGTTGCCATTTCTTCTTCTTTTTCTTCTTCTTTTTCTTCTTCTTTTTCCTCTACTTCCGGTGCTGCCATTTCTTCTTCTTCTTTAACTTCTTCCTCTTTTTCCACGAATTTTTCTTTTCCCATGCTTTGTTCCTCCTTTCTTAGAGTTTCCTTATCAAGATAGACTTCTTGCTCTTCTTGCTTTTCTTCCTTGTCATCTTGCACGGAATTATTATTTACCTCTGGAGAATTTTCTTCCTTTGCATCGTCAGCAACGAAGACTTCTTCAGTAGACATGTTTTCTTTCTTTACCCACTTTCCATCTTTTACAACATGAGTCTTTTTAAAAGAACTGATTGCAATAGCCCAGCCATTCTTTTTATCATCACTACCAATAGCATCTGCTTGTTTGGCTATTTCGTTAGCTTGCGATACGTTGACTGGGGGAGTTATTCCCTTTAAAGCCGGGTTTATATCTTCTTTAGACTTATATGGGAAAGTAACTACTTGTTTTTCTTCAGACATGTTTTCTTCCTTTTTTTCCTTTAACTCATCTACAATAGTTTTAGCCCATTCTTCGCAATCATCGCCCCCAAAAAGCAAGTTAGCGATATTTTCACTTGAGGATGGCTCTTTTTGTTCTGAGTTTTTCTTGTGCTTAGAGAAATATCCAACAATATATTCGGCTTTTCCCGGGGATATCTCATTGTTATCTACCAAGTAATGACCAATAGATAAGTTTACAGAGGTAGCTCCTTTGTTATGTTCTTTTGCAAGCTCCAACCCTTTTCTAACATTATTTTTTACTTCTTCTGGAATTTGCATATTAACGCTGTCTTTTTTTGTATCAGAAAACTCTTCACGTATAGCTTTATCATATTCTTCTTTTATTTCTGAAAATGATAAAACAGTTGCATTTGCTAAAGGAATTGCCGGACTTATTTTTTTTCCTAAAACTGTTATTCCCTCATATTTGAAATCTAAGAGCTCAGACATATTACCTTTATCTTCAAGTTCATAAGCGCTTATTTCTACACTAATAGCCTTTTTTCCACCATCTCTTCTAAATATATTCAATAGTTCTCCTGTATATCTTTTCCAAACATAGGCTACAGCTGAGAGCATAACTCTTCCGTCTTTTAGTTTTCTAGTTTTTATTGCAGAACTATCTGGCACAAATCCACAAGGAATTTCATCATCGGTATGCGTGTAAGCATCATCTCTTTCTTTATCATATTTCCATATTAAAGGACAATTTTTAATAGTATCAGCAGTTCGCAATAATGTTTCTTCTGAAACATACATGTCATGGCGATTCATCCCAGAAGCAAAAAAATCTAGTGATAAAATTGCAAAGTTAGAATCTGGGTTTTCGTTAATCGTTTTAACATTTTCAACTGAGAAACTTATTTTTTCCATAAATTAACCTCCTTTCTTATGAGATTGTACCCCATAAGGATATTACCTTACAAATACAGACATCAATTTTAAATTAAGAGGCATGTGTTTCAAATGCTCTTCTAATTCAGAATTGTTGGTGAAGTAATAAGTGTTTTCCGAATAGCTTAATACAGGTAATCTGCATTTAAATACAAGATATTCCATAACTTGTTTATTACATTTGTATGCATTCTTGAGTATAGAATGATTTGTTATCATTATATTATTCCTCAAAAGATTTATCAAATAAAACTAAATCCTTTACCATTTTTATATTTAGAGCAAATACATTTGCACTATCTTCTTCCTCGACTTGCTCTTTAAGCATATCAGAAAGGAACGGCAAGTCTATAAAGGATTTATTCTCTAATGCAAACTCATATATACTCTCTAATGATTCTGTAGTACCCTCTTCAACGCTAACATACATTGATGCAATATTTTCTAAATCAAATTCTGAAATTTCAGGAGCATCAACTTCGCCGATATTTACTTTCCCTCCGGTTCTGTCGTTTAGATATTGAACAATCATGTCCCCATGCCCTTTTTCATGTTCAGATTGTTCATGAAAATACTTGGCAATATTTTTAAGTTGTAAAACTTCAAATAAAGATTCTATTTGAGTATATATCAGTTGGTTTCTATATTCATGAATAATTTGTTGGTTAAAAATATCATTCAAGCTGGGTGAAATATTCATTTTTCTCTCCTTTCTACATTAGTCGAGATAATTTAGACTAAAGTACTTTTCCTCCACGTCCGACGTTCGATGCCCCATCCCGAGTATTTTGCCCTTCTTCTCCTAATTCAGAGGTACTTTTACGGGGTCTACCTCTTCTTGCTTTTTTCTCATCAGTCGGAGGTGTTGAAGCAGGCATTTTTCCTAAAGCGGGATTTACCTTTAACAGTTGTTTTTGTTGCTCAACTGACGGAGGAGTTAGCAGAGCCATAAAGTTACTAGCTTTTGATTCCTCCATATGTTTTCTAAGGTGTGCTGGTTTCATGCCAATTGCAGCAGCTATTTTTTGTGGCATCACAATACCTTTATCAAATAAGTCCATTGCTGTATTTAATCTTATTTCTCTGTTTGTAAAGAATTCGGTGCCTTCAAAATTTATAGCAAACTTAAAAGTTTTAGTTTTTTTGTTGATAAAATATTCCATAAAATAATTAAACTGTTCATATAATGCAGTCATCATTTGTTCATCAACATTTAAGCTTAATTGTGTTTCTACAGCATTTGGTTTTATATTGCTGCTAAATATCAGGTTTGTGTTAACCCCACTCGAGGCTAACGCTGTTCTTAAAAAGCTATCATACATTTCATTATCTGATTCAAAGCTAATACCCTTTATATTTTGTAGTGGTGCAGATGCAACTTTAACCGCATCAGAGATAGCGCTTTTTACCAAAGCCATAAATTTACCAAGCAGTTCCGGACTAACAGCAATCGTATCTTTAACAGTTGCTTTAGAATCACGGTTTAGCATAGGAACTTCACCCATAATCATTTTACTAGCAGCAGCCATTGATATATTTTTCTGCAAGTTTCGCATCAAGCCTTGTAAAATTAAGTCATTAAACAAAGGTGTAAAATAAGGAAGTCTTGCTCCCAGTTCCGGTGAAAGTTTAAAACATACACCAAAAGTTACCGGAATGTCTACCCAGTATATCCAACTTGAATTTCCTCTAAGTTCTGGAGCTATTGAAGGTTTATATTTTTTATCTTTATTGCTTCCGCCCCATAATTGATTATATTTTCTTTTAAAAAAAGAGGGATACATATTTATATCCACGCCCGGCTGTATAAACCAGTACATGTTAAATGAAAATAAAAATCCACCTTCCCACCTTCCCGTTATTTTACAATATTCGGAAGGAAGCTCTTGGAGAATATATTTATTTTCTGTTTCAACAAAACAACCAAAAAATGCGTCATTTCGTAACATTTCTCTTACAACAACACGAAGCTCTTTTTTATATTCAAACTTTTCTAAGAATTCCTCTACTGATTCTAAGTCTTTTTGATATCGAGGCGTTTTTAGGTCTTTTGTGTCAGCATCTGATGTATATGTTATATCAAAAGCAAGCATATTGGCTAGATATGCAATTAGTCTTTTATATACCATTGACCTAGTTTCAAAATCTTGAGAAAATTCTTGAAGCTGTAATTCATTATACTGAGGACGCTTCATTGCGTCATCGAGCGAGTCCTGTGTAGCCTGCATTGGATTAAGAGAGATTTCTTTTAACTTTGCATTTATTAAATCAGGAGTCAAATATTGTTGACCATACATGCCGCTCATTGAACGTGAAAATTTTATTACATCCCAAACTGCGTCTTCTGATATAAGTTCTTTTTCTTCAGACGGAATTATCATTTTATCTTTTGCCATCAACAAGCCTCCTATCCACATGTTGGCACAAAAAGCTTGTGCATAAGTAATTTTTTATATTTTTCATATTTTTATTTATCCAATCATTGTTACACCTAAAAAGGCTGCTTCATCTTCATCTTTTGTGTATCTATCCTGCAAAAGGTCTAAATCCATCAAAGATACATAGTAGTTGAGGTATGAAACGGAGGTGTAACGGTCTTTGCGTGCCCCCGGGGGTTCCACTAATTTTATCAACCCGTTTTGCATAACCATTTCTAGAGCAATTGATTCATTAACGAAAAGACTTGTCTGTATATGTGCCTGCAACAGATAAGCTCTGATAGCAGAATTGTCTTGAATTAAGATATCCTTATTTTTAGATTTTATTAAGAATTCTTCTTCTGTGCTATCGTCAACTAAAAATGTTACTAGTTTCTTCTTTAGTCTTTCTCTAAACTTGACAGCAATTGCAGAGTTCAAAGCAGCAGTAGCCGATATAGGGAATATACAACCTCGTGCATCTTGTCCTAAAGTTCTGTCTTTCAATTCCTCATAGACTTTATTATCCACATAAGGAGAGGGCATTACAGTAAAGGCTTCGTATTCCGTTCCACGCTGTTCATCTTTCGTCACAGACGATAAAGAGTCAAATACAGAAATTCCAGCATTTTGTAAATCAAGTACTAGTACGTCTCCTTGAAATTCTTCGAATATTTGTTTTATTCTTAAAGCTTGCAGGGCTGTATTTTTTCCGTTGTGTGATTCCATATAAGATATTTCTGTTAACCAGCCTTTTCTGCTAGGCAATAATCTTGCACAACTAATAATTGTATTATCATTGGTTGAGCCAGCCCTCATAGCAATGTCAACGGAGACAATTCTCATTTCCTCCGGTAGTTTGATTATATCATAATTATTTTTCTTGGTTATTATATAAGCTTCATCTGTTATTGGGCGCCAGCTTCTTTTTACAGTTCTATTAAATAATTTCATTTTATAAAACGAGAGCGCAGAGTCTCCTACTGCAATATTCTCGTACTCCATCTTAAAAGTAATATTATCTAAATTTGCTTTTTCTCGTATCATTTGTTTTTTTGTTTTTATGCCATGCTTTAGCGAAATTGGATAATCTAAAAATATACATTTTGTGTCGGGGTCTCCGGCAGCAATTAGTCTTAAAAATTTCTTGGCTTCTCCGTACCATTCGGCGCTTTTGTAGTGAGCCGACGTGATTATAATTTCCAAGGGTTCTTCTCGAAGTTCTTCGAGTTGAGCATATTCTGCTTTTTTCATATACGGAGGCTGACGGCTTACGAGGAAAGGGCGAATTATAGCATCAATAATAGCGTTGGGTATAAGTCTGCGTTCTTCCAATACTGTTATATTGCTTCTGTGCCCACGACCCGACTCTCCCGAAACGACTACTTGAATTTTCGAACCATTTTTAAATGACATTTCCCATTTATTTTGGTTAGTTGTTATATTTAGTGTTTCTCTCTCAATATTCGGGTGTTCAGAGTGAAGTATTTTGCATTTTTCAGAAATAATTAGTCCTGCTTGTGCTTTTGTAGAAGATAACAATGCAATTGTTGTTCCGGGATATAATATTGCCCGGCAAACGCTGTAAACCGCTATCATCCAACTTTTTGCTGAAGCACGGGATGCTATTCCTACAAATTCTGTAGAGCGAGATATTAGGTTTATAAAGAATCGTTGGTATGCGTATAATTTTACACCCATATAGTGTTCTATAAAAAAACTTGGGTTTGACCTATAAAAAGTTACCCAACTTTTCAATCTGTCAATCTTCTGCCTGCTTATTGAATCACTCGTTAACATTGAGTTTTGGTCTTCTGCTCTACTAAAAGTCCGAAGGTTTGTCAAATTTGGAGAAGATTTTCTTTTTTTACTCATTTTTTCTCCGTTATCTTTTTAGTTTAGTAAATGTTTTTATTTTTCATAAAATTTTTATATGTGGTTTTCCATCTTTTTCCTGATATAATTTGACAAATTGTTATATAAGAAATATTATATTTTTTAACAATTTCTTTTCTAGTAATATTTTTATTATAAAATAAATTCAATATTTCTAAAACTTCTATTTCTTTTAGTTTTGCATTATTGCTTTTTTCCCCACTTTGACTGTTGGATATTTTTTGTTTTTGTTCTTCAGTCATCTGTTTTCCAAAATTGTAATTTTTTTCACCACTATGAGATATAGACATTTTATTCTTAGTTTCATCCGGAAGAGTTTTTCCAAAGTTAGGATGATTTTCTCCGTTTAGAGCAGCAGACATTTTTTGTCTTGTTTCTTTCGAAGGGTGTTTTCCAAACATAGGGTGATTTTCGCCACTATTTGCAATAGATATTTTTTGTTTAGCTTTTTCTGTATGTTGTTTGCCATAAAAAGGATTTTTTTCTCCTACATATTTTCCTTTCATAGCTATTGATAATAATCTTTTTGTTTTATCAGTTTTCTGTTTTCCAAAGCTAGGACATTCTTCTCCGGTTTTTCCAAACATAGGATTGTTTTTTCCGGAAATGTCTGGAACATTTTCTGCTATTTTTTTCTTAGTTTCTTCTGAATGTTTTAAACCTCTCATCGGAGCTTCTCCTCCCCAACTGAGATTATATCCATGCTCTGTAACATGAGAATGTAGTTCTTTTATCCAATAGATTTCTCGCTCATTTAATAGTTCTATAGGACATTCTTCTATTACCCAAAATTTAAAATTTTGTTTTTCATATTTTTTCCAAGCATTTAAAAAATATTTATTTTCTTTAGGGCTATTGTTTTTAAGCTGTTGTATATGTGCTTTTTTCCGTTCTACAATAGCCTGTGCTTGTCCTATATATTTTTTATTATCTACTAAATTTTCAAAACAATAAATTCCACTTTCCATTATTTTCTCCTATCTCTGTATAAGTTCTGATTATAATAAAACTGTAGCACAGGTACATCAGAGTTGTACTTTTTGGGGGCGACCCTATTGCTACAGTTATTATCTAATTTATTCTTCTTCCTCTGCTAAATTAAAATCTTTAATTTCTTCTTCTGTTAATAAATCAGCATCTTCATTTTCAGTATCTTCTACATTAAAATCACGACTGCCCGTAATGAAGTTTTTTAATGGTCGTAAAATATACTTTCTGAAATATTCTTCTGTATTTCCAACATCCGCATACAAATCATATCGATTATCCGATTTTAACCATTGAGCAGGCTCTTCCTTCTCTATTTCCTGTATCCAGAGTCCGAAAGTCTGGTCACTATCATCTCCTGCTGCTTCTTTTGCAGCATTAGGCGAGATAGCTAAATTTTTCATTAGTTCCTGTAACTCTTTTACAAGTTTTTCAGTACTACCGCCCCCGGGGATTGCTCTAGCTGTCTTAATATCGAGTAATGTGTAGCATACTCGTTTTAATAAAGTTTTCTCAGCATAAGTTACCGCCGAATGTGTGTTTTTAAAATTCTTATATTCGTTCTCTAAAAACTCAATATCTTCTCTTTCGGTATTCTCTCCCCAAAAGTCCATTACATCTTGAGGAATAGGTATTTCATTAATATCAATTTTGCTATCA